TTGTGCTGTTCCCGAGGCTACGCCTTCAACAAGGAGTGCCCGTCGTGTAGAGATGCGAACAGGAGCGAACTGATTCTCGGTAACCGCGCTTGTGGCAACATCGTCTAACTGTCCAACGACGCCAACAGCCTGCACCCCTGTGGCAGTAGTATCCAGAGCGGCAACTACTGGGATGGCGTCAACTGCCGTGCCGTCAGCACCTACTGCAAGTTTAACTCTAGGGTATTGAACACCCGCAACGTCATCTGATGCAATGGTGGTTCCAGACCCCGAAGTTATGGCTACGTTATCTGACATATCTTATACCTTACTGAATAGTCGGATCATAGTGAACTGTCACATGAGCCGTTGCACTGTTGGTGATGCGGATCATCCGCAAATTTCTAACGTTACCGCGTCCTTCGATTTCTATTGAGTCTCCAGCTACCAACAGATGTCCATCTGTTGAAGTAGGTGCCCCACCATCCCATCTGATTCGGACCGATTCCGTTTCTATGGAAAGAAACACCGAAGAAGCGTGGGTAACTTTACCACCGCCCGCATCTTTAGTGTAAAGCGTGCTAGTAATACCAATGGAGGTGCCAGCGACCGTAATCTTCTCGAAGTTACCGGCATTAAAATTTGAAATAACGTATCTGGCCATCTAAATTCCTTGTAAACAAAAATAGGGAACGACCTTCAAATGAAAGAGGTTCCCTATTCATGCTAGTTACCTATTAACCAGTAATTGTTGCACCGGCAGCCACGTTCGTGAATATGCGTGTATACCAGTTTGTGCCATCACTCCAAAGCATCGCAGTATCACCAATCTTGGCCTGACCATCAACGAAGGTAATGGTTGTGCCACCAAGGGTGCTTTCAACGTCACCGGCTGCACCGCCTGCGTCATGCTGACCACCGACTAGAGTTTCAGTCGCACCAGCTGTGACAATCGTATACGAAGCTCCAGAGGGAGCCGCAGCGACGATAAAGGTGAAGTTTAGTCCGAGTGCCGGGGCGGGAAGCGTTGTTGCAAACTCCGTCGCTGAATTCAGGAAGATTGTCTTTCCATTATCGGCAGAAGTAAGCGTGTTAGTCGCAGCGACTGTAGCTGCTACACCAGAACCGCCAGTAGCCTCGACCTCGCCGATATGCCAATGGATTTCACCAATGGTTGCTGACTTGGTTGCCACCCAACCGATTGGAATTACAACAGCACCGGAAGGAGCTGTATGCACAAAACCACCAGCTGTCTCACTTAGATAAACTGGGTCACCAACGGTCGTTGCGGAGTTTGTGTTTAGAACTGCGCTTGAAAGCCCGCCCTTAAAAACTTGCCCTTCCGCGCCATTAGCGATGGCCGCTAGTGTGACGTAGATATCGCGATGTGTGGGTTCGTTGGCATCGGCCAAGACGATCTTGGGTAGTTCTGTAGTCGTGTCAAAACCGACAACAGCAACGACCTTATCGATAGCAATTGCTGAACCAGTCTTGTTGATGACGTGGATGCCATTCATTTTGTACTTGTTGGTAAGTACACCACCCGCGTTGATTACGCGCTGTCCGAAAGGAATATAACTTGGATTGCTCATTAGTTGCTCCTGTATGCTGAACCGTCAAGCCGAGTGCTTGCGGCAGTCAGAAAGATGTGGGAGTCAGATTACTCCAACTCCCACGAGTTAAACGTTAGTCAACTGCTAGATCGCCGACCCACGGACGATTCAACTGGAAGTTAGCCATACCGGTTGTAGTGTCTCGATCAGTGAGACCAATGGCCCCAATAACCGCGTCACCAGCAACGTCGGCGTCGTCAACCGAGCCAGCTGTTGCTGTGAGATAGACTCCAGCACCATTCGTACCATCGAAGGAGGCTAAGCATAGTGCCGTTTCCTCACCGTCTACCGTAAACCAGCCATACTTCGTTGCAGCGTCAACCGCCCCGTTAGCGACTGCTAGCTTACCCTGTGCGTCTGCCACCGCCAAAACGGCAACATCACTAGCAGCAATACTAACCCAGCTACCATCAGCACAGCTTGTGACACCCTTGAGATAGCGGTAGGTATTTCCACCCACGGACTTCTTCTCAGTGCCTAGTCTAAATTTCTTTGTCGTGTGAACGTCGTCGTACCAATTTGCCATATTGTATTCTCCTCATCACCGCAGTGATGTTAAGTCCAAGCATCCCGGCGTAAAGCGATTACTTTATCCGGACTGTTGGAGGTTGTTGTGTCTTTCGAGATAGGAAAGCGCTTTAGCGAACAACGTAGCGTCTTCTTTTAATAATCCGATTGCCGTGTTGCAATTACTACATAATAATTGCCGAACCATGTTGGTAATATGATTGTGGTCTACATCTAAACGACGCTTCGGTGTTATACTGCAAATTGCACATTCACCATTTTGCTCTTCAACCATCTTGCAGTAATCTTCGTAAGTAAGACTATAGTTTTTTAAGATAGACCGCTTGAAAGCATTGAGACTACGACGTTCGCGATTATTGTTTTGCCATTCCGTAGAGTTGCGAATAGAATATTGCCTATTCGCTTCGCTTTTATAATACCACCGCTTAGCGTTTTCTCTATTCTTTTCCGGATTTTGTTTGGCGTATGCAATGCATCTCGCATTGTAACACACCTTACATCTTTTTCCAGAAGTCTTGTAAAATTCTGTAGCATCCTTTTCGATGCCACATTTAGAACAAGTTTTAGTCATGGGAGATCTCCTTTATACTACTTCTAGTATATCACAGATCCCCCTAGATTGTCAAGAGATTAATTATGCGGCGCTTAGAACCCCTAGTCTTGACTTATTATTGGTTATCATTTGTAAAGCCGAAAACACGAGGAAATAGAAAGCGTTTTGACCCGGAACGTCGTAAGTTGAGCCCTTGTCTCGGAAGTACTGACGACTTACAACAAGCTGATAGTTCTTCGGATTAAGGAAGTAGATTGATGTTCCACCCTTGTGGGAGAACACATACTTCGCGCCCTTGAATGCCAGGATCTTGTAACCGGCATCCGCTTCGTTGCTGTCAACAAAACGCTGCAGCGACTGAAGCTGACTCTCGAATAGTGCGTGTGTGGCCGAACCACTGATGAGGACCTTCGGAGCTAGTCCGCCGGTACCCTTCGCGCAGTTGTTGTAGACCTCTGTCATTGCCGCTTCGATATCCGAACCGTCAACGAAGGTGTCCGCCTGATTACGCCAGAAAGTCTCGACTGAAGCGTCGATACCTCCGACTGTGCCCTGTCCTGAAGTAGGAACAAGGTCATTCAGACCATTTAGCTCAACTCCGCCGACTGTTGAACTTGTGAAGATGCGCTGCTCGATGAGGTCATCGTGAGAATTGATGGCGTTCTCAAGCAGTGCTTTGACAAGAGCAATCTTCTGATTCTCTTCGGGATTCTTTGCTTCGTCACCCTTTGTCCAGGTTACTGGAACATTGAGCTGTGCGATGTCGTACACCGCTGAGGTGATGACTTCGGTCTTTAGAAGCGCAGCCGAATCCTGGTCAGAGGCCAGAACGGCGGTATCTGGATTTGGGCGGTAGTCTAGAGGAGCCTCAATGTTCTCACCAAGCGAAATTCGCTGGACGAAGCCCATTGACTCTAGAACACGCAGGGCAGCATTTTCGACCCACTGATTTGCAGCCTTGCGGTTTTCTGCTAGAACTGCGGGGTAGCTCACTGCGGCTATCTGTTCCTGTAAGTTGTTACAGCGTAATGATTTACGCCGGGTTAGTCATTTCTGCTAACCTCTTATGGTTCGATTCCCATAAGCACGGACTATCACATCTTCCTAGTCCAGTACTAGGAGCCTCTGGGTTTAGTCTCTCACGGTGCCCGGTTTTTCAACCTGCTTCCGCCTTGTTCCCATCACAGGGTTCAAGCCCATTACCAGAAGTTTTCTCTTCGTTAATTACTTAACGAGGCGTCCGAACATTGAACGGTAAGTGCCATATAGCTTATCTCCTATTAAATGGCTGGATTGTTGTTCGATATACTCTCTTCTAACGAGGAGTTGTCGTAACGAACTTCTAACCCGGAGTTCAATGGGAGAAAATCTTGTAGATCTTTGGCACCTTTGCGCGAATTACATGACTTACAAGCAGGTACGATATTCTCGTAAGTATGAGATCCCATTTTCTTTATTGGGATTATATGATCTTGTGTTAATGACGCTGGTTCTATACCACAATAGGCACACATTCCAGCGAATTCGTCTTTAAGAATTAACCACTCACCACGAGTGAAGTCGTTGATCTCAATGGCTTTCTTTCTAGCTCGTCGAATACCGGTGTAAACCTGGTTGTATAACCTGCCTTGCGGGGACTGCTTACGTTTTCTATCTGCAGCTTTTCGCTTTTCTGGGTTATTCTTTGCCCATCGTCTAGATATTTCACTACGCTCTAACTTCTTGGTCGCGTAGTGTGCTAAGATGTATTCGTGATTGTTAGTATACCAAGCTTGTTTAACAGCTTTTATATCTGAGGGATTTCGCCTTGCATTAGACTCTTTAGTAGCTAAATCCGAACATTCTTTACATCTAGACGTTAGCCCGTCGGAAGCATCTATGCACAAATAGAATTGAGATACTGTCTTGCACAACCTACATTTAGAGCAGATCTTAGTGCCTTGTGTTACAGGTGGAACCGCATTGGCTATACGTTTAATACGGTTGGCCTTAGTTGCTGCCCTACTACAAAACTTACACCAATTCTGAAGCCCGTCTGCAGAGTTCTTATTTTTAGAGAACTCCGATAAAGGCTTAGTTTCATTACACTTGGAACAACTCTTCATAGTGTGGTAAGCCCAAGATCATCAATCTCAGGCCTATAATGATTAAGTTGTATCATCAATACCATTATACCACATTAAATCAGATTTGTCAAGCTTTATTTTACTGGCCTAGCAATCCGGCTTCCTCCAGGCTTCTGCGGATGACCTCCGTGGTGTCTACCGGGCCTGTTGATTCGCGCTGAGGATTGGGCTTTACAGCAGCAGCAGTGGCTGCCGAGGACATGGGCTTCTTCTTAATTTCGGCTAGAACCTCGGTTCGAATGGCATTCCGGTCGGTAGTGAACTTGGCCCGTTCGGCGATGGTGGCTTCCTGGTAGGCCTTGACATAGGCCTTTTCCAAAGAAATCTGCTTATCGGCCTTGAGAATGTCCAAGATCTTGGGCTCTAGTTCGTTGAATTTATCCCAAGTGCGGGCGTCAGCAATCTGTTTTTCTACGACTGGAACTATCTTGGCCATCTGCTCTTGAGCCTGCCAAGCCTGCTCGATGGGGGCATAACGCTTCTCAACCTGCTCGATGGTGCGCTTCTGAGTCTGTTGGTCCTGCCATGTTAAGAGAGCTTTGAGACCCTGCTCAGAGTAGACCTTAGAACCGTCCGGTAAGGGTTGATCCGGTTGGGGCATGTCACCAAAAGGATCTACAACTTTGGCGGGCTCCTGTGTTCCATCTAGTGCGGCTGAGGCCTTCTCGATGTACGCGAAGAACTCCTTGTAAGCGGGCACTTGACTGAGCATTTCCAAGAAGGTCTTGGGATCGTTCTGTAGGATCTCTTCGAACTGTGCAACCTTTTCTAAACGGCCTTCATAATCCGTTACCTTTGTGCTAAGCTCAGTGACCTGCGGAGTAAACTTACCCTCAATCTCCTTGGTAACTCTTGCAACAGCGTCCCGTTCATTCTTTTCAACTATTTTCTTGACACGGCTGTAGGGGATTCGGTTCTCTCGGCCAGTGACGGAGTTGGGCTGGAGGCCATGTCGCTTAGCAAATTCGTCCTCAACCTTCGCACCAGCATCAGTAGCGGCCTTAACTGCGGGAGACTCAACCTGCGTTGTAACCTCCTCTGAAGCGGTTTCTTCCGCTATTTCAGTAGCGGCGGTATCAACAGAGACCGTTTCTTCTGCGGGGGTTTCTACGTCAACTTCTGGATTCGTAGCGTCGTTTACGGCGTCCTCGATAGCTTCGGTTACGGGATCATTTGATTCGGTTGGGTATGCCATTAGCTTCCTTTATACGATGGAAATGTTCGTCCGCTTACGTCTGCGCGATAGCGCATAGGCGTCGCTATTTGACGCCGTGCGGTGAACGGTTATGAAAGTGATTGCAATTACTGAACGGTGGGATGTGCGTTCTTAAAGAGACCTTTTAAGTTCTGTTGCTGATCGGGATTGGCTGGAAAGACTTCACGTTGGCGATGCGAGAGCATGACGACCTGACTCAGGAAAATGGTCACGTTCTCTGCTGGTAGTTTCACCGCTGGATCTGCTACCGATGGTTTGGGCGCCAGGTAGAATAAGATTGCGAGGGGGGTTGTGTCCTGGTCTATAGTATCACCATCAGATTCGCAGACAGAAATTGTCGTGAATAGACCGTTGTCGAATGTTATGTCATAATCTGTGACGATCTTAGGTTCGAGTACTGGATGTATAATCATGTGATTACCATTTAGAGATAGCTTTTGCTTCCTTCCAGGTGGGGCTATCTACATTAAGCATGGCCCTTAGGTGGATAGATGGACGAAAGAATATCTTTGTTTTACCGGGAAAGGTCTGGGGTTCGTCCGAAAGAAGGGTTACTTGGCCTTCTCTATAGATGATTGGAGTCTTAAGTGTCCAAGACTTTCTAGGCTTCCAAACTTTGAAAGTACCGAAGCCGTCTATCTCTACCGACTCCCCGCGTCGTAGTGCATCGGATATTGTATTCAAGATGATAGCGACTAGCTTGAGGCCTTCTGAGGGATACCTCTTCACTTTATCTAATGGGATTTCTAGCAACTCGTGGATAGCCAATGCTAAATCAACTTGGCTGAAGTGTCCTTTTGGGCGTTGTTTTAACATGATGAAAGGGTCTGAAAGGGAGGGGCATTTCTGCCTCGTCCCATTCCTCTTACTTTACGCTACGGGCGGTTCGACCGGTGGTACTGGCGTCTCGACACTAGCGCCAACAGTCTTTAGCCTATCCGCAGCTGCCCGAAGATTTGCAAAAATTGCCTCTTCCTGCGCTGCATCTAGAGAGTCGCTGTTTAGCTGTGCGATTAGCGCTTCGATTACAGTAGCGATACGAGTTGTTTCTGCGTCCACAGCCGCTAGAGCTGCTTCGAACTGTGCTAATGTTGCCATTATGCTTACCAACTTTCTATAGATGATATATTGTGAAAGGATGATTATGAGTATACCGATTGTGTTTATAATTGGCCTACTCCTTTCTAGGTTAACGATTTAAGAATTGTACGAACGACGATTAGACGCGATACGGCTTGGGGGTGTCCCCATCAATTGTCAAACCGGCTTCGTTTAACGCGCGTTTGAGGTCTGTCTTGCTATAGAATTTACGGGCAGTGCCATCTGGATTACAGACGCCGTGTTTAGCCGCATAGCCGTGTAGTTCGTCACTTATAACGCCGGGAGCCTGTCCGAGAGTGTCTTCGTGAAAGAACATTTCTAAGCCGCAGTCCGGGCAGTCTGTAGGAGGGTCGTAGGACCAACATAAGATCTTATGCTTAGTGCTGCAATAACCACACCATTGAATATGTTCCTTGAAAGTTGTGACGCTCATTATAGGCCACCCTCTCGATCTAACACCCTCTGATTCACTTTGGGCATTGAGCTGTAATTGGGGTTGTCTTCGCCCACACCGACGGGAGGTGGTTGTGGAATGGGACCAGTATTGCCGCCAATTGGCATTGGGACTGGTGGTACGAAGGTCTCAACAAGTGCGGGCGGTGTTACCGTGCCATCTGCGCTAACCGTGTTGCCTGCAGGTGAAGGAAGCTGTTGCATGGGAGGAGGCCCCGCCTGCAAGATGAGCTGCTTGCCCTGCTCAATTTGTTCCGGAGTTGGCGCTTGTCCCCGCGCAATGAGAATACCGACGGTCATAGGATCTCTGAGATCTTCTGTACCGGTTAACCGGAGAGAAATGTTTGGCTCCGCCGGAGGCGCTGGTTGCGGTGCTCGAATGACTGTTGCTGGGTCTAGACCGGTAAGTGTAGCAGCTTCTTTCAACACTGGCTCCAAGTTTACCCAACCGGACTTCGCATACATGTTCACAAATTCCTGGATGCGTTGGAGGCGCTGATTGGAATCGAGTAGAACTGTGGAGTCGGCTAGGATGGAATACGCCAAGGTTTTAGAGACTACGGGATCAAAACCCTGTCCGAGAGTATTGGGGTCCTCGTAAAGACAGATAAGACCACCTAGGACTTCTGCAATACCGCAGAAAAACTTCCCAACCTTAGCCCGTTCTCTCGCAATACGAGTCTGAGCGCTGGACGCAATTTCCTGTGCTTCGCCTTTAGTTTCTACCTGAGCGCCTGTGGCATCTTGATATAGATTCCAGATGCGGCTGAGATCTCTGTTAGCGATGATGTCAAAGGAGAAGTTCTCTTGCGGAAAGTTACTGCGAGCAACTTCTGTGATGACGTTCTGACCATTGCCCTGCACAGGAATCATGGCCTGCCATTTACCACGCATTAGATTGTAGACAACGGTAGGGTCTACGCGATTGACATCTATTGTTCGCACTGGGAGGCTATGCTCTCGTTGTAGGATCATCTGCGTGCGGGCCTTGATGATCTCGTTGACCTGTGGGCGACCAACAGCGGAGTCCGATGGGGGGATGGCCTCGTCAGTGATGTAACTTAGGGTTAAGACTCGAATGGGATACTTGGTAGCGCCAAGTAGATTGCCATTATTGTCTATCTCTTGTCCTTTCCAAGGTTCGTCGATAACTGGTTCGTCTTGGCCGTGGACAAAGACCACATGCTGAATAGCGTTATAAAGTTTGGTGTCCTCATCGTAAAGATGCTTCTTGTAGAAAACTTCTTCAAAAGAGACCAATTCGTCACTTTCGGTTTCTAATTTTCGTTCAATGTCGTAGGAGATAACATCTTGTGGGTTAGTATCTATGCCTAGATATTGCCGCTTCTTATTGGGGTCTAGCTTCCAACGACGCTGAGCCTCAACCCATGTAACATGCCCTGAGCGACCAATCCACGGGGAATTGTCAAAGTCAGATCCAGTGAAGGATAGCGGCCATAGGAAATTAGAGGGGCTGATGCGATTCACAAGATAGCGTTTGTCGATTACGCGCGGTACCGTCTCCATTGGAAGAGGATTGCCATTTGGAAGTAGCCCTGTAAGTAAGATCTGCTGTTGAATTGCTGGCGGAAGCGTGGCAAGATCTATGGCTGGGACTGTGACATCTTCCGTTAGAGCCTCGTGGCAGACGACTACAATTCCAACACCGGCCGCGTTGATACAATCCGGAAGTACTTCGTCCATGGCAGTTTCGATACCCGCTTGAATAAGCGTATCGTTGATGCGCTGTTCATAGGAATGAAGCCACGGAGCCATTTCTGGAGCGGCGGTCTGGGGGGGATGATTAACTCTGACGGCCGGGACCTGGGAGAATAAGCTGGATTGTTTCTCTTTTGTAAAGGACCAGTCTACGTTAACGACTACTCTGTTTTCGTCGGACTGCGTAGCGAAAGGTTTTCCCCTTCTGTAATCAACATTTGTCTGCCAATCCATGACAAGCTTACGTCGATAGTTACGACATGCTGAAATGGCGCTATGCAGCATCTTGTTACGCTTGGTAGTGGCTTTATCCGGAGAAACCTTATCGGTCTTTGGTGTGTCGGGGGAGTCGAGAGTGGCCATTAAATACCTTTATTAAATTCGAGTTCTGGACGATTCATCACCAAGGACAAAGCGTGTATTGGATTCTTTTGGCTGCATCCACTTGGGGGCTTTGCGTTGGTATAGCTCTTTTGATTGGTCTGCAGAATGGCTGAAAAGGAAATAAGAAATTGCCACTACTGGATGATCGTGCGCTTGGTCGGCGAGTTTTAGGGGATGTTTGGGATCAAAGTGTTGAAGTGGAATGGATCTAATCATGTAGGGAGCGCCTGGGAATATACCAGTACCCTTGTAGATTTGGAGACGGGGGACGTTTGGTTCTGCTTCCTCTGCTAAGGCTGTATGGACTGCGGAGGCATACTGCTCCCGATTGTTGACCGAGCATTCCATTGGAACACCGTGATATTCGAAGATGTCTTTGATGGTACGAGCGTCGTGGCCTGTGTGGATGTCGATCGTGGGATCGCAGTACGTGGCTACTACTCGCTCGATGCCCAACATCTCGTCTTGTTCTTTGATGGACAGGGCGATGTCAGACACTACCGTCTTAAGCCACTTCTTCTCATGGAAGACGATGTAACGATTGCCGAGATGAGCCACCCACGCGCAATATGCGGGATCTGGGGCGTAACCGTGATCGTAGACTCGAAAGATACGAGCCTTTCTGACTAATGTGGCAATGTCCAGTTCGTGGATGACGTGGTAAGGTTTACCTTCTTTGGAGGGCATAAATGTGAAGAGAGTGTTCTCTTCCATGTATTCTCCACGAAGCCACGCTGCTTTGAGGTGAGGTGGGGCATTGGCAAACCGCTTGCGATATTTCTCGATGTCTAGGTCGGGATTGTCTTCCATGTCAATTCGGACATGGCCCCATTCTTCTGGATCGTAGCCATCTGAGCCCTCTTCTTCATCCTCCCAATTATCGAATTCCTTGTAGACGAAATACCTAAGACACTCGGAGGCGGACTCGCCGAGGGGGTTTGTAGCTGCACGGACGACTGCGTTAAGACCCTTGTCTTTTTGCGCACCGGCTACACGAACAGAACCGTTTAGTTTGATGAAATAGTCCCACGGGATAACCGACAGCTCATCGTAATACGCCGCCAAAAATTGAGCGGAGAGCAGGTTAAGGGCGTCTCCAGAATGACCTACGTAACTGAAGAATAGTTTAGAGCCGTTTGGATAGTACGCGCAATGCCTAGTTCCGTGGTAATATCCGCCGAGCATAACCATTTCCTGATTGATATCCTGGAGATGGGACTGCTCCAGCTGCTTCATGGTCTTGCGGATGAGGATTAAGGTGCAACCGGGTTCAGACAGGGCTCGCATATGTGCGTCCATACGGAGCATTAGCGACTTACCGGAACCACGAGAGCCAACAGCCAGAAGGTTAGTAACTGGGGATCGGTGGAACTCCAACTGCTTCGGCCACGCACCATACATCATGTGTGGAGAACCGTCTGGCAAATTAACTGTCAGTAGGGGGGTCTTGATCAACTGGGACATCTATGACTGTGACTTCTGGGAGAGCCTTTTGGTTAAGGCCTCCGATTTGGACGCCGATGACAATACCTGGGCCAGATTGCTTGGACTCAACTTGTTTTGGCTTATCGACGTCAATGTCGAATACGGTAAGACCGTCTTCGTCCTTTGGAATATGTTTGGCTAGATCTGAGGCGCACTTCTGGGCTGTCTCGAAATCACCGGAGGCCAAGGCCTGTTTCCAGGTCTCGAAGTACATTCTGACGATTTCTTCGGCACGTTCCTTGAGAACCTCGCGTGCCTTGCGGACGGAACCGAAGGATTGGCCACCAACTGGCATTATTCCGAGACCTCTGGAATTACAGCTTGCCAGCGACCACGGGGACTGTCTTCGCCAGCAACATGCGTGAGATCAAACATCCGCGCTGGTATGGTGACGTCCTTTTGAGCAAGCATCGCCTTTCTACTTTTGATTAGATCTTTGGGAGTATGGTGCTCCACGGCATCTTTTACGAAGCACGTCTTAGCCACGTTGCCTTGTGCGTCTACAGGACCTTCTACCTGATGCTGGTCACCTTCCACGATACGGCATCCACACAGAAAACAGACCAGCATTAGTACACGCTCTTATTGAGGCGCTCGACGGGCTCCTCGGTTTTGTGCCAGCCAATAAACCTAAATCCCAGCTTTTCCATACCGTCAAGGATTGGACCCCAATGTTTGGGATCAACTGTTACAATGTCTAAGGTAGCGTCTATTGCCAAGCCACTAGTCTCGTAGGAAAAGTAAGCTGTGTAGGATTCCATTACTGGTCACTCCGGAATGCCTGAAGCTCCTGAGAGGCCATATCTGGACGTTTAGGCCCCTGGACATGAATGGGATTGGTGTATTCTGGGTACAGTTCTCTATGAATCCGCGCTAATTGAAGCGCGCAGTATACGTAAAAAGACTCTAGTTGTGGGGTGTGATTATCTGACATTATTGATCGATCTTAAAGGCCTTGCGCCACCACGTCATATCTTGAATATAGAACTGCCACATTTTTTCTTTTTGTTCCGGACTTTGACCTCGCATCGCTTCTAACACTATCTGAAGCACTAACTCGATTATGGTTAATGGCATTTACTTGTTCCTATACTTGTCTAAAACAGCCTGTCTTAAGATCTCTTTAGCCCAAGCTACTTTGTCTTCTACGCGTTGTCCAAAGGGTTGGGATGTAGACCACAACTCCAAATTTTCCAGTCTATTGTCGGCACGGATGCCATTTTTATGATGAATGTTTTCATTTTTTTCCAACGGTCTTCCCAAATGCTCTGACATAACAAAGGTGTGTTCTAAAATATAACCTTTCTTATCCGCATTGAGATGGTTCGATTTCTTAATTTTTATATAACCATCGCCAGTTTTAGACCGACCGCCCTTCCAATTTCTAGCAGACGCTAACTCTCGTGATATACATCCACACGATTTTGTAGTTCCGGCCCTTAAACAAGCGCCTCTAATAACTTTTTGATTACCGCATTTGCAAAAACATAACCACATTACATCACCCCTATTGTTGTTTGGGGTGCGCGTAACTACCGTTAAACGACCAAAGGTTTGTTCAGAAAGGTCAATTAACGGATTAGGGTTTCTTGTAATAAAATTAGTACTAGACATACAGCCTATAGCCTGGATTTAAGTTCTGGTAGCCAACGAGTATCTCGTGGATGTTGTAGGGATGTGTGGGGGAGCCGGTGATGCTATTCTTAGCAACTTGGAAGAAGTGGCCTAACCCGGCAGCATCGTCTATGTCAATGTCTGCTAGCCAGTCTACGCCTTGAAAGAAGGTCATTTGGAGGTTGCCATATAGATCTTTGGTCTTGAAGCTACAGGCCCGTTTGTAGCCCGCTGGAGGCTCGTGGAGACGGCTTGGTGCTCCGTGAAAGGTCTGGCTGGACACGATCGTGCTAAGCGTGGTGTCCGGGACTACGGCTAAGAGTCGGTCCCCTTGAATATGTATTACACTAGAGATGTTATCTAACCCTACTGTAACATCTGTTTTAGCTAAAATGTTTAATAACCCCGCTTTGGCGTAATCGGTTAACTCAACGTAAGTGGTTAGGTCTACAAGCTTCCGATATGCTTCGGGGAGGTCACAGTAGTTTGGGAATATAATGCTACGAACCTTGCTGGCTTTCATTGGTAGGGGTATTGTGAGTTCCTGATCGGACTCGGAAACCGTTACGAATCTAGCAACTGTGTGGTATGTTTTAGACTGTAGCCTTAGTCTGTAGATTCCACTGCGAAGTTCTGTAATGATGGCCGAGCCAGCTGGAACTGTGACTTTTACAAGCTGCTTGTTGTTGTCAAATAATGCCACATCTACAGGGATGTTGAGTAATTCGCCGTAGACATTGGTAAGTATAAGCTTTAGTGCCATAAGTAAATCTAGTGTAGAAACCTAGTATAGCACGGATGGTAGCACTTTGTCAAGTGTTATTTTTAATCCGTGTTAGATGATCTGGCTACAGCCTCCTCGTGACAACATATACTATAGATTTCCCTTTAAATACTGTATAGCGCGTAAAAGGATAACTGGGTTATCATCTGCCATACCGATAACAATGTTGCATTGCCTACACAAGAGGCCTCTAACACGACCTGTCCTATGATCGTGATCTACATCCATAGACCAGTATTTCCCTTGTTTGTAGGGCTTTCGGCATATTTTACAACTAAAGTTCTGGGCTTCCAACATTGCTGTGTAAGCTTCTGGCGTTAATTTATATAGTTCTCGAAGCTGCTTCTTTCGGAGACTTGTAACACTATGGCTAGGATTAGATTTAGGCATACATCTACAAACACCTTGTCATTGAATTCCGTGTACACTACAAGTATAGCATACTTTTTCCAGATTGTCAAGTCCTTTCTTACATTATGATTAAACATTAATGTTTTGGTGAGTTCTGATTTAGTGACATGTCGGATGGGACCCATCGGGAAACAGGAAGTTGACCCGGCTTTTGAGATGATCAACTTGGGGAAAACTGGCTAAAACTAGGTCCGAGATTACCCCCGCCCGCCAAATTTTTGACGCCGTGTCAAGGAATTGACCCACATCTGGCGCACGTCAAGTCGTTACAGGTCAACAGGTTACGGGCATCAGTGTAGCTCCTATACACCAGCGAGCACATTCTACCGTGTAGTGGGGAGGTGTCAAGGCCTTGACGTAGGCGGGTAAGTCGTTATCGCGCAAGGCTTTAGCGGCGCTCCGGGTTCCGGTCGGCCCGGTGGCAGGCGGCTTGCTCGGCTCGACCTTCGGGTGTCCTATGTCCGCACGTTGCCGCGTTTGCACCATGTGAGTGCAGAGCGGTTCGCAGAGGACCGGGACCAAGCCGTAGAGTGGCATGAAGGTAGGTAACACAATGGCAGCAATCAAGTTTGCACGGATCAGCAAGGGCGAAGGCAAGAAGTGGAACATGACGAAACCGGACGGGACGGTTGAGTCATTCGAGACGGCGGAACTCGCGGCGGCAGCATGCGACACGATCAACACTCCGATCGAAGTGGCACTTGCGCAGGCGGAAGCGGAGGCCTCAGCGCCAGTGAGCATTTCGGTCACGGGCCGTAAGCAGTTCCAAGTCCGGGGCAGTCGGAACGTCGGCGGTGACGATGTCGGCGGAGCGTATCCGTTGATCAATGCGACGGGCAAGCAAATGGATCTGCTCATCGCGCACTGGCCGAGCATCGTCGCACGTTACGAAGCAGCCAAGGGAACGGTCGTTGCTCGATGGCAGGATCTTCCGAAGTCGGAGAAGGCAGCGAAGGCCTGAGCGTAGCGAAGTAACAAGGCTACCGAGTGGAGGCGGTCTACCTCCACACCGTAACACGGCCATTGGCGGTCTAAAGCCCGCATGCGAAACGTGGATAGCGGCAGGTAAGCCGGAACGGGTTCGGGAAGGTCGCCGGGAGGCGGTTCGGCGGCAGGCCAGAATGACCGGGAAAGGCCTCAGGAGCCCGCTACAGCCCGGAACGGCGACGGCGACGGGGTTCGGGTCGGGCAGCGGCGGGAAAGGCCTCAGAGCGGCGCCAGAGCGGGAAAACGGGATCGTCCAGAAAAGAGGACACAATGTTCGTTACAGTCGCATACCACCGAGATAGCAGGAAAACGTTGGAGGTTTCCAAGTGACCGAATACAACCGACTACTAGCTGAGTCGGATAGAGCGATGGCCCTTTGTGCATACCATCCTTGTCCGCCAGCTAAGCCCGGTAGCAGGCTGGTTCCAAAAGCATGTTCCTGCTATTCACTGACGCCAGAGTATCAAGCATTCATGGCATGGCAATCGCCAGTGTGCAACATTTGCGGCGGTAGCGCCAAGTGTAAGGCATCGTGCGATGCGCTAGACAAGCGCTACTAAGGTAAATCCAAGTGAAACGCATTGATACCACTCCCAAGGTCGCGGTCATTGAAATCGACCGTTACGACTGGACACGCTGGCCACAGTCCGTATGCCTGAGGCTACAACCTACGCTGAGGCCTGCCTGCTTCCGTCGGATCGTGCGTATCGCTGCGATGCCTACTGTCCCTGAGGCACTGAGGGCTAACGAAGCGATTACATCCCATTTGTTCCAGACACGCTCGTTAGTTGGGAGATAACATGCCTTACTATCGTTTCCAGATCAGCGGATACGTTGATATTGACGCTATCAACGCTATTGAGGCAAGCAAGATTGCCCACAATGGCAACGGTCACGACAAGCCTACGGTCAACGCCGAAAACAACGCATTCTTTGCGCAAGACTTCGCTACACAGGCTGATGCTAACCGATGGATTACGTTGGTATCAGACCAAATCCAACGAGGCAAGATTGCACAGCACGTTCGTATCACGGTGGATCGGAGGCCAGCATGAGACACCTTCTCATGTTGCTTGGCCTGTGTTTCATGGCAGGAATACCATTTGGCATCGTGTTGTTCGCTGTGTCGTTGCTTGGGAATGACCGATCATGACTGCCATGCTTTTCGTTGGAGGCCTTCTAACGGTCGTATTTGGTGGATTGGTTCTGTTCGCTCGTATCGAGTTGAACAAGGATCGTATTGAGTCAGATCGGCGTATGGCACACTGGGACGATATGAAGTATGCCAATCGTCCCTCCGACTATTTCGGAGGTAAGTGACACTGATGCCTCTCTACTCGCTCTGTAAGCGACTTCGTGGTAACAAAGGCGGTCGATGGCAGCGTGTCTCCGACGCTGAGGCATATCCCAAACCGATGGCCATCCGTATCTTCCAATCCGAACTGCTGGCCAATGCCTTCGGTGAGCTTGATGGGGATTGGGAGTATCGATTGCGTATCGTTTCCCTTCCAGAGCGTTCAACACAGGCTAGCCATGCGACCATCTGAAACTTCCTCGGACTATCCGATTGGTGTAATCGTGGCTGAGGCCGTTGCGCAAGGTCGCAGGAACACCGATTCAACATGGCAGCCTGACATCGAACAGATGTCGTTGCTCGCTGCGTTGTCTGATCAGGCTGAGTATTTCCATCGACCGTTCTTTACGCTGGAGTAAAGACTATGACCAGATGGCCATATCTTCCGTGTCCACACTGCTCGCTTAGCTCACTGGAAGCGCCAGAGGAGATCGAACGCAATATGTGCGATGGTTGCACCATTGATCGCTACGAAGAGCAGCAACGTAAGCGTGAGCAGCGTTGGTTGGAGTCGCAGGAGTAACATGGAAGCTACCGTCCACTGCAAATCATGCTCAGATCGAGGCGTCGGCAATGGTGCTCGACTTTCGCCTTTTTTTCGCGTTGACAATCGGCAGGCCGATCCGGCAAACTCGGGAGGTCGGGAAAACTCCGCCCATATCGCTACGCTGTCACACCATACGGAGGCCACATGGCATTGATCAAGTCAACGCTGCTTCAGGAATACTTCAACACACCGATGCACAAACGCACTGCCACGCAGCGCAACGAAGCATGGGCGTCGGAGTGGCAGGGTAACGCGAGGGACTGGGCTAGCATGAAGAAGGCTTCGATGCAGCCCGATGGTTCGTTCGCTCCGATCTACGACGAACGGATTGCTTTCTGTGAGGCTGAGGCGTCGGCTTCGCTGGTTGGTTTGCGGTAACATGTCGGAGTGCCTTGTGTCGTGACAAGGCTGGTAGGTCGTTGGGAAACGGTTGCGTGAGCAACAGAGGGAAGCAATGATAAAGACACACCACACTGAGCATCGAGCAAAGGCCGAGCCGACTGGCTTCGCTGCCAAACAGCTTGATGATCTCCACAGGGTCTTTCAAGTTGCTTCCCTGCCTGCCAACGAGAGGATTTCATGATTACACGCGTTGTGAGCGGCGGGCAAACGGGAAGTGATCGTGCTGGATTGGACGCTGCGATCAAGCTAGGGATTGAGACTGGCGGATGGGTGCCATATGGCTGGCGAACAGACGAAGGCCCGCTCTGCATCGGTGATCGAGTGTTATACAAGCTGAAACAGCATGAGTCGGCTGAGTATCCACCTCGGACCGAACAAAACGTAATCGATAGCGATGCCACTGTGATCTTTGGCAATCCGTCTTCACCGGGCAGCGCGTTGACACGGAAGCTCTGTAAACAGCATGGCAAGCCGTTTATCCTCGCTACGTTCGAGAAACACGGCACTAAGGAAACAGCGAAGAATCTGCGTAAGTGGATCGTAGCGAACAACATCGCGGTGCTGAACGTGGCTGGGAATCGAGAGCGTAAGAATCCCGGCATTTACAAGCTCACTTACGACACACTCATCGAGGCACTCCGATGAAAGTCTCCACGCTTGCCGACGGCACCAAGATCTTGGAATTGTCTCCATTGCGAGGCGTGCCGTTCTACAGTAATTGGCTTGAAATCTTGCTGTCTCGCGGCACTGCGACGGAGATCACCTGCAACGCTGAGTCGATGTGCGGCGCCTGCTTCAAGTTAGGCAAGCATGTCTTCGGTTGCACCGAGAAGATCATCGAAACATGCCCGCAACGGTCGGTATTGCTTGACGGCAATAGTGTTGGCTTGATCTGTATCGGATGCGGTGTTGTGATGCCTGGAGAGGTTCACGGCGCCACCATACGTATCAGCCAGCCGATGCTGCGTCGAAATGGCAAGGTATACAAGGTATCACGCGCTAAGTATACTGTTTTCAATGACTTCCACAAGATCACCATTGGTGGCTTCGTTCAGTTTCGAGAGGACGAAGAGCGCGGACCGAAGGAAATCTGGAAGCGTTGGAAGCGTAAGCCTGTATCGATGAGTGGGATCGGCTGCGAGGCATGCCGTGAGAAGTTCGCAGCGTTGGAACGTGAGGCAAGGCTTAACAACAGCCAACGAGAGCTATACGGTCAGATGCTTGCTGAAGCGACCGATGCGAAGGCCCGTAGGATGGCCCAGCCACTTCCAACCGAGCGTTGTGAGAAGCATCGTATGCACTGGTGTGCAGCGTGTCTCCGCATTGTCAAGCCAGACATCGAGCCACCGAAGATCAAACTCCCGTCGAATATCACACCGTTCATCGATGTGTTCGATCGGGACATTATGGATGAAGTGGAGTAAACTCATGCAACAGCGAATCGGCATTCTTGCGACCATCGCGGCATTGGTTGGCACGTCACGTTCGATGCCAGCGCAAAAGATTTATACTGGATCGGATCTGGCGCCGGAGATACGGACTCCCATCGGTCGTCACGTTCGGCAACGCTCACAGCATCGCAATCGAATGGTAGCTCTGAGGCGTCGAAGAACGGAGATTACCGAGGCTTCCCGTAAGAGGAACCGATGATGCGTAAGATCATCGTTGATCGGACGACATGGCTGCGTGGAGAAGGTTCCGAGCCGTCCAGGCTATTGCGTCGATCGGATGGCAAGATGTGTTGTTTGGGAAGCGTCTGCTTGGCTGCAAGCATGACGCCATTCCAAATCGAGGAACAGCCATCTCCGTGGAGCTTTGAAAAGACATCCCTTGAAGGAGGTAAAGGGCATGGACTGCGCACGCTGTTTACCGATTTCTTTACGGCGCAGGCCGACAGTGGATCAAAGGTGATCTCAGTCATGATGGAGATCAACGACAATCTTAATACCAAGGATAACTACAAAGAAGCGAAGCTGACGCGGCTTGGCTTGTTGGTGGGCATTGATTTTGAGTTCGTCAACTAGGGAGATAATCGATGATCGTCACAACAGGCAACGGCATCGTTGAAGAGACGTTGGTAACTCGTCAGCGTTCCACAGTTACCTTCGAGAAGATCCTGAAGCGGTGGTATCTGGTGGCTCGATTCAAGGGAGAGGATGCGCCACGGAAGATCGCTGTCAAGCATGTAACCGGCGTTTACACAGGGAGGAATGCCATGAAGAAGGAATGCAGCTAGTTATGTAAAATGACGGCAAGACCAATAAATTATAATGATTGGGTGTCGTGTGGAAGCCTTGCGAAGCATTGCATTGGCGCCACATTGGGTTACGAGCGATACTTAACCGCATGCAGTGGGGAACAGGGAGACACGAACCGAAATGGCAACGCTGAGGCGTGTTACCGCCAACGAAGCGTCCATAGTAGGGGAGGATCTATGAACTGGTTGCATCATCACTTGAATTCGTTTGCAAGGCCAGTGCTGGGACGCATCCCGCGTTGCAGCCCTTCCGATCGCAGTTCGTTCTCCCCACACGAATTTGCGATCATCAAGAATTTGTGGCGGTCGATTAAGGCTGCCGCCGACGGGAAGCCTATACTGCTTCCCGGTCGAGACGTGTGGATATTCGAGGTGTTGGCCCGTCGTGAGAACTTTCCAACGGTGTTCAGACCAGACATCTCCAGACTTACGGTGAAGCATGTTGCTGAGGACTACAGCAATCATTTTGTATTTGACACTGGCTTTATTGGCTCGATTCCGATTGGCTTGAAGGCCCAACAGTTCAAGATGGCCTCGTCACAACGAATTGGGATCGGTGCTGGTAGCCCATTCTTAGCTGATCCCGGCACACAAACCTTTCCACGGATGAAGGGTGCCAGGGGCCTAGCGTTGAAGATCGAGGGCACACCGAAGTACCATAAGCGCGGATTTCTGAAGCATCAAGATCATTGCAGTACGCATTCAGAAGCGCCTGGTTCCATCTGGAGTAGGCACTACGCCACTTGCACTTGCGCACCAACAATCACGCAGGAGCTTTCCGATCTTGCTGAATTTGAACGTGCTGCGAAGCTAACGATTGCCGTCTACACCAACAATGCCCCTCGATTTGTGGAAGGGCCGCTGTTGATTAACAGATGGTAGGATTTCTATTCGGATTAACCTATGTCTGCACATCACGATCAACACATCGAAGAGCTAGCGATCTTCGTGCATGGCTCACTAGCTGCGTTGCACATGCTGGGGATGGTGCATAACCTGCGTAAACGGAACTGGATCGATGTTGTAGCGCATGGCTTGGCCTTGGCTTACGATTCGTGGGCAGTCAGCAAGCATCTCGGGCATCTAACTGAGGCTATTAATGATCAACAAGTTTGACGGAGAATATCGTTGGCTCTCCAATTTCTGGCCTGTCGTGGTCGAATTGGATGGAGTCCGATATGGCTCTGTGGAGCATGCCTATCAAGCTGCCAAATCGCTAGATCCAATCTACCGCGCCAAGCTCGCTGCACTTCCGAGCGATGCTGCAAAGATGGCCAAGCGGATTGGACATTCCGCAAAGCTGAGGCCGGATTGGAATGCTGTTCGGTTCGTGGTGATGCTGGATCTGCTGCGACAGAAGTTCCTTGATCCCGATCTTTCACGGAAGCTGCAAGAAACTGGCAACCGGGAGCTTGTCGAGGGCAATTGGTGGCACGACGTGGTATGGGGAAAGTGTACTTGTAAGCGGAAGGGACACGTCAACGAAGGCGCCAATCGATTGGGCCTGATGTTGATGGAGATTCGCAAGTCGTTGTGCGGTGTAACACCCCAAGTTTAGCACATTTTGGGCTGATTGTCAATCGGGGTCGATCAGCGCGGTTTTGACAGGATTAGGGAATGGTAAAACTCAGTGAGTCGCTCTCACTACATCGGTCTGATCCGATGAGCTGGCGAAACTCCAGCATCCTGTCTCCAGTGGAGGTGAGGCATGCAGAACTAGGCACGCTCACAAGGACGGCTGGGCCTACGGAGATGGACTCCCGGTGGCTCAGCGTCCAGTTTTTCGGCAACGTTAGTGAAGGAGTAAGCAATGCATATCGTAATCGACACCGACGACAAGGACATCGGTATGGCGGTGCTGAAGCAATTGGACAGCCTGCAGTTGATGTCTCATAAAGGCAATCCCGACTCACCAGAGCTGTTTACGGTCGAAGTGGACTTCGCTGAGCACAAGATTCGTGTGACACGCGCTGGCAAGTCGAATGCTCGTGTGCAGTATCGTGCGTTGCTGCCGGATGGCGATCCCATCGTTATCGCCGAGACCGTCAAGCAGAATCTCGCTGGCTTCGGAGAGCACACCATCACCGGCCTGATCTATATGGATCTGGTGAAGGCTCGACAGGAAGATCGTTGGCTGACTGAGCCGGAGATTCGGAAGGCCCGTAGCCTGCCCGGTGGCACATCGCAGCGATCCATCGGGGATTTGAAGCGTGCGGGCATCGTTGAAGCCAGCGATGTGACAGCGTAACAAGGGGGTCGTGAAGACGGTAACGAGAACCGCCCATCAAAGTCTACTACGGTTCTGACCCCAACACTTAACCCTTACTTTTCAAGAGGCATCATGGCACAATTCACCATCACCGAAGGACTCGCAGAGCTGAAGACCATCGTCAAGCGCTGCGAAAAGAAGCGCACGTCCATCCTGAGTTATCTGTCGAGACCGATGGGGCTTGTTGATCCGCTGGAGAAGCAGGGCGGCTCCGCGAAGTTCATCAAGGAAGAGACTCAGGCTCTCCGCGACTTGCAGAATCGGCATTTGGCGATCCGGATGGCCATCCAGCAAGCCAATCACACCACCCGGATCAAGATCGGCGATACGGAGATGTCGGTTGCCGAGTGGCTGACATGGCGGAAGGAACAGGCTCCCGAGAATCGGCAGTTCCTCGTCAACATTCGATCGGGCTTGGATCGTGCGAGGCGTGAGACCCAGCAGCGTGGTGGAACCGTTGCTATGCCAGGCGCTGAGGCGAAGGCCATCGATTTGACGGTGAACATCGATGAGAAGGCCCTATCGGAGAACATCGAGGGATTGGAAGCGGTGGAGGGTGCTTTGGATGGCAAACTTTCATTGGTAAATGCTGTCACGTTGATTGAGGTTTGATGTGCTGAAGCAAACCGACAAGGAGACCGGGATGTTCGTTGTGGGGCATCTCGATCAAGCTGAAGCTGACTTCGCTGCGTTGCTGCGACGAAAGGAACAGTTGGCGGGGATTCCGTTGATCAAGCGGAAGTAACATTGCTGCGGACAAGGCTTAGGCTGTTAGATAGTGCTGGCGTGCAATCGCCTGTTCATGTCTAATGGGTGGGTAGCGAGTGGCAGCATCGATTTGGCTCTCAATTGCTAGTCTGACGGGCCATCGTATTAATGACTAGCTGAAGTTCGCCTGCAATAGAAAACTTGTGGTGATGAAAGGCGATCAAACCACACAATTTGAAAACGGTGACGATATCGCAGGGACTTTGAGGGAGCTGCGATGTTTCAACACCTTGGCTTACCTTGATGTCCGGGAGACTTGCTGGGTTGCTCCTGTATGTTAATGCAGCGCACATCCCTGAGGGGGATGTCAAGCGGGCTTAGCTTAGGGCAATCTGGCCGCGCGTTGTTCGATAATTGATGGAGGATTAACGTGGAAACAGACAAACTTCGTAAGATCATCGCTGACAAGAACGAACGGAAGGAGCAGGATGCGCTCCGCACCGCCGAGACGATCATCGAGGCTATCGTTCGACAACAGGCCAACATCCTTGCTAGTCAAGAAAACATCGCTGAACTTCGGAAGGAACTGGCACAGCTCGAAGTGGTGCAACTGGACCCATCGATTGTGCTTGGTGACTGATGGCGATCACCATTCGAGGCATCCGCGTCAACGATATTCAAATTGAGCCACATCCTGACGGTGGGCACAAGATCAAGTCTGCGGAGTATGCCTTGATCAGCTCCGCTGATAAGGTTCTTGCGAAACAAACCATTGGTGGCTACAACGGAGTAGTTTTGGAACCGTCACCAGCTACCAAGGCTGCGCTCGATGCGTTTACGAAATCGTATACGAACGATGTGCAGGCGCTGTTGGGTCTCTTGGAATAACGTGTCACGGGGCAACTTAGACTAGGGGCCTACACGCCCCAGATCGTTGCAATAACGCGATGATCCTTTAATGTAGGTTCCACCAATTCGACAACATCGGGCCTTCGATAGCGAAGTGGGAGAAGCGCATAGGACTGAGCAGAAATGCTCTACATTGCTTATTGCAAATTGAACCCTCAGAAGCTAAGCGTTAAGAAGCTGACAAGCTGAAATAATGCAGAAGCGAATAAGGGTAAAGTTGATAAGTTGATGAAAAGCCATTGTGGCCCGAGAGGGCTAGGGGGTTCCAGCAGAGATGTTGGAAATAGACAACCTTTGACGTCTATTCTCGCCCTAATGGCTGCTGTGCGGAGGCCGTTTGTTTTTCAAAACGCCAACTGTTCTTTAGTTGCGCGTTTGTTTTTTGAGCCGTGCTTAACATTAATGTTAAAACATAGTGAAAGGGCTCTATGACACGCTGGATTAACGCTGTGGCGATCTTGTTGGTTGCTGTAGCGATTTTCTTCGGACTCACGATATGGGTATCCGATGGTGTAGGGTGGATGCTGAATTATGGCTCCACAGCTTTGTTCATAGGAGGGTTGGTAACGATTACGGTGTGGACGTTGTGTGTCACGTTGAGCTTGCTGGGCATCGTGGTGAAGTTGTTGGAATATGTGGGAATCCTTCCCAAAGGAGCGTAGATGAAGATCGTGTCAAGCGTAATTGGCGCCATCGTTTTCGTACTTGCCATTGGATGGCTAGCGACGGGGAATCAATTCTTTCTTTACAAGGTGTTCGCGCCTAAGACTGAGGCTGTCCGAAGAGAAACCTTCGAGCAATCCAAGGCGTATCGACAGGGTTTGGTTCAGGAGCTGCAAAATATGCAGTTCCAATATGAGCAAGCCACGCCAGAGCACAAGGCCGCACTACGTTCCATTATTCTGAGAAGGGCTACGGACATGCCAGAGGATGCCCTAACCACCGACCTGCGGGTATTCGTTTCACAATTACGGAGAAACTAATGAAAAACCTTGTGATTTCGTGTGTGGTGTTTGCGCTCGCTGGGATTGGATGTGTACAGAGTCCAAAGTCAAGCGATCAAGTACAAACACAAAGAACGGAGCAGCTTGCGGCGGAGGCGGCATCTAGTGTCGGTATTCCGGCAGTCAAGAACTTTCGGGAGATGCGCCTATTGAAGGACATTTACGAGTTACGGGATCAGGACGGGCTGACGACCTACAGCTATGTGTTCAGCGAGCAGACCGGGAAACTGACATTGCTCTGTACATCGGTGGGCTACGCATTGCCCTACGCCACACAATTCTCCAATCCATCCAAGCTGGTGGATGGGCCAGCGGCTGGTTATGACATATTTCAGACTCCGCAGGCTGAGCCAAATGGCCTGTTTATGCCAAGCAGTGCTGAAGGAAGCTGGGTGATGTGTTTGGACCCCACAACGAAGACCACTAGGGCAGTTTACTCAGAACCTAGGGTTATTGTATCACCATTTACATTACCAACCAATTAGCCACGCTAGGCTAGGAGATTTCTGGGAGAGCAGCGCGGTAGGTGATTACATCGTTGCTCTCACAGGAGACTTCCAAAGGAGATGAATGCTGATGCGAGATCCAAATCGTATTCCAAGGATGTTGGCCTTAGTGGAACAAATCTGGACGAAATATCCAGATTTCCGTTTAGGTCAGCTTGTGGACAATGCCAAAGAAATTGGCAGCGGTTCCTCGGCAGACATCTTCTATGTTGAGGATGTTGCGTTGGAGGAAGGTCTCGAAAGACTCCTGGAATTGTGATGCTATGTAGACGTTGCGGGCAAGGTGTCCGAGCGGAGTTCATCGAGTTTCCGTACGAGCCACCCACCGATGAGGAGCTACGAGAGCTACAACGGATTGTCCATAGTCCCATACCTTACAAATGGAAGCCGGTGTATTGGTGGGAAGTATTGGCTGAGAAACGTATCGGAAGGGGTAACTGATGTTGCATAGTGATTATCGTCGTTTAGGTCACGTTGAACTGCCGTTCCAGAACCGACAGATTTACATGCATTCCTTTGATGTCGAGCGGCCCACCATGCCGTCTGGATTCGAGGATTACATGGAGGTCGTGCTGGATCTGGTGAGCGGTGCTGGCCTTTACAAGGGACGGGTCCATATGACCGTTGATGAGAAGCTGGTGAAGGCTGGGATGTCACACCGGAAGCCTGATCCTCATGTTGATGGGTGCTTCCGACCAGATCAGATGGATTGGGGCCACGGTGGTAGCGGAGGATGGCTTCATGGCTGCAACAATGTCTCAACGGGGGAGCCCTACCGACGGATGCCGGTGATTGTAGCTGCCTCTGTAGCTGGCTGTAAGGCCTTTAGGGGCGACTTCGATGGTCAGCCTGGCCCAGACGGCGACCTGTCTCATATCGGGGCTGTAATCGGCGCTGGTGAGGCCCTAGAGGCTAACTACGGCTGGTTGCTGAGTCCGGATTGTGTCCATGAGTCGATGGTGATGCCGGTTGACACGCAGAGGACCTTTCTGAGGATCGCATTGCCGGTGGATTTCAGGTTTTAGTGAGATATGCTCGTGCTCAATTGCCAGTCTGACGCACGGCATCATAATGACTGGCCAAAGGCTCGCTGTGGTAAAGACCTTTTGGTGGGGTAAGCGAGATTAACCAAAGATTTTGAGCTTGATCTGATGACCATGAAGGAATGGCGTTCGGACGCGGGGGCAGATCCCGCCACCTCCACCAAGGGGACATCGGGGAACTGGTTCGCAGTTCCTGGTGTTCCCCTGATGGGGGTGACTTAGGTTCGACGGGCGTTGGACTGACGTGCGAGGATCGGGTAGCCGGTGACAGGCGATAAACAGCACAACAAGCAAAAGACAGCTACGCGCTGCCCATTGCTGCCTAATCATTGATTAGACGGGGAAGGCCCATCGCCTGGCAACAGAAAGGATGGGCAACAACGCCGGAATCGTCTAATTAAGACGCTGCTATCGACGCAGAGATGGTGGTTCAAGTCAGTCATTCGGCATCAATTTTGAGGTTCGCTATTGGCAGGTGGGATTAGAAGCGTCCAGGCTGGAACACTAACCAGCCCTACCTATAATGAGTGGAATCGTAGGATGCAACGCGGCAAGGCGTCACCGCGAGTAGCTGGTTTCGACTGGCGAGTGTCCTGGATGGTATATTCCTTTGGCGTAATAGCACACCAGTAGTGACGATTTCGGGGGCGTTGAATGCGGGTTTGATTCCCGCCGCCTCCACCAATGCCCGGTAGGTTAAACGCTGTGGATTGCACCACAGAGCTATCCCCGAGCGGGTGGTCCCTACCCTCTGCATCGATGACATCGGTTGGCCTTGAGCTGAGGACACGATGTTTCAACGAAAGTAGCTCAGCTTGAGGTCGGATACGGGGGAGTAGCTCAGATGTTAAGAGCGTCCAGCTTTCAAGGCGTCCGGAGAATACAGACTTCCCGCAAGGGAGCCATGCCTCTGATCTTGGAATTATCTGGGAGGTCACTGTTGTCAGGCAGTCTCCCCCACCAGTTTAGAAAGGAATTGTTTGTATGCGGCTTGAACTTGTTCGGTATTGGTCAGCAAATACTGGCTTGGCGTTTGCCTTACGCCGTCATGATACCAGAGAGCTGATCCGACGTGATGGGGCCATGCAAATCTTCTACAGCGTGCAGGAGGTGTTTCCCTGGATGCTGCGAGAGATGCCAAACTGGCCTGTCGAATGGGAAGGGACCACGTATTAATGACGAG